TCCTGGAGCTATGTCGATGTCCTGTTCGGCAAGGCGCGCGTCGAGCGGAAGGACATCGGCAAGCCCGAGCGCGTCACGATCCCCATGCCCGAGGGGCTCTACGAGGGCAGCTGCACCATGACCCTCATCCGCGTCGGCCGGCCGCGCTGGTTCAGCACCATGCACCGCACCGCTCAGATCGAGCTGGATCGCCCCCTGCCGATCCCGGGCAAGGGGGAGAACTCCTGGGACTGCGACGAGGACGCCATCTATTCGCAGAGCGGGCCGGCCCGCTCCCCCGCCGAAGCGGTCGCCCACCTCGTCGAGTCCGCGCTCACCACCCGCGAGCGTCACGGGGGCAAGGACTGGCGTCCCGCCCAGCCGACCGCGCAGCCCGCCGCTCAGGCCTGACCACCCCGCCGCGCGCCCCAGAGGGGGCACCAGCACGTCGACGGGTCGGCAGAGAAGCTCAGGTCACCCCGGCCCCTGCCGACCCGTCCTTGCCTGTTCTGGAGGGCTCAGCCGAGGACGGGCACGTTCAGCCCGCCGTCCTCGCGCTTGTCGAACGGATTCCGGTACACGCCGAGCAGGTTCGCGAGCTCACCCACCCAGGTCGCGTAGTTCTGCCGGAGGATCTTCATGCCCTCCTTCGGATCGAGCTCGATGTCCCCCACCCGCTTCACGAAGACGTCCTTCTGCGCTTCGAGCATCTGGTGCCGGGTCGAATCGCACCAGCAGAGCTTCTCCCGGAGCAGCGGGATCGCTGCCTCCAGCACGCGCACCATGGACCCCTCGATGATGAACTGCGTCTCGACCGCGGCCGGCGTCCCGAGGACGAACGTGAACGAGGGGGCCACGTTCAGGAACGCGAGGTGATCGCGAATCCTCACCTTCTCGTCTTCGGTCAGCGGCATCGGTCGAGATCCTCTAGCTCAGCATGTCGGCGGTGAACGGCCTGCCCGTGCTCGGCCCGTCGATCTTCTTCAGCTTCACGCCCTGCCGGAGCAGCGAGCGGAAGTCGTAGTCCTTCGTGCTGATCTCCTTGCCGGCGCGGAGCTTCACCCGGCTGCCGTTGTCGTTGATGTTCGCGTCCGCCTCGACCCGCGCCCAGACGAGCGCGCTCGAGGCGACGAGCTCCGCCTCCTCGCGCTGCTCGTCCGGGGTCAGGTTCCGCGTGCGCGCATCCGCGACGACGGGCGCCGCTTCCACGACGTTCACCGCCGCGCGCGCCGCCGCATCAGCGTCCGGGGGCACCGCGCCGGGGATCGGCTGGCTCATGTCGTGCTCGACGATCGGCGCGGTGCTGAGCACCTGCCGCTCCGTCGCGACCTTACCGTCCGGCGTGGTCTTGATTGGGTTCTGGGGGGGAGTCGCTGCGGTTCGCATGATGGGTTCCTCCTGGGAGCCCATCATGCGGGAGGGGTCGGTCAGGTGTCGAGCGCGTGCTCGATCCAGACGGCGCGCTTGTTCTTCTGCGGACCGCCGGCGGTGATGTCGCTCGGGGTCGGGAACGCCGTCGTGATCGACCAAGTGAGCGAGACCTGATCCTGGAGACGGTTCGTCGGCGCGCGCAGGATGAGCCGGATCCGGTCGGTCTCGATCTGGAGCCCCTGGTTCACCACCGTGAACTCCCCGATCTTGCCCGTCACGCCCGCCTCGCTCACGTACTTCGACTCGTCGAGCCCGCACTCATAGATCGAACCCTTGCCCGTGATGAGCACGCGGCCGATGTTCACGCCGCTGTCGTTCGTGGTCTCGGCGCCGACGTCGGTCGAGTAGAACGCGTTCGTGCCGGTGCTCGTGCGCGCGCCGCTGTTCAGGTAGTCCGGGCACTCGTTGTTCGCGAAGAAGGCGATGCCCGCGATCGTGCCGATGAACGCCTGCTGGTAGTACGTGTGATCGGGCAGCGCCGTGTTGAGCTGCCGGAAGGCCGTGTCCTGGAAGACCTGGCCGTTCGCGTCCATGTTGATGTGCCCGTGGTAGTAGCCGTCCTCGTGCGGGGGCACGTTGTTCCGACGCAGCCAGTTCGTCGCGTTGATCGCGTCCTGGAGCGTGAAGATGTCGCTCGCGCCGATCGCGTCGACGCTGCTGCCGCCGCCGCTCCGCAGCACGCGCGGCCGGTTCGTCGCGAGGACGGCGCTCCGCACGGCAACGATCGCACCCACCGTCTGCCCGAGCAGCAGCGTCCCCGGTCCGTACGGATCGTTCGGGTCGTCGGCCACGTAGCCGACCACCGTGAGGTTGATCGGCACGCCCGCGTTGATGAGCTGGATCGGCAGCGGGAACGACGTGCTGACCGGGAGCGGCCTGACCGCCTGCCCCTTCAGGATGAACTCGGTGAAGCCGTTCAGCGATGCGACGCGGATCGACGTGTCCGCCGCGAGGGTCGCCTGGATCAGGTTCGTCTGCCCCGCGAGGTACGTCTTGCCGAGCACGTTGCGCGGGATGCGGTTGATGCTCTGCCCGGCCTGGAGCCCGAGCTGCTGCACGCTGCGCAGGAACTGGTCGGCGTTCGCGACCGCGCTGGTCGGCATGTGCACGTCGATCGTCCCGGCGTAGCGGTCGAGGCGCGCTACCCACTGCTCATAGGAGAGGTTCTGCGGCAGCGGGTCCGCGGTGCTCGGGAGGGGCCGCACGATCGGGTCGAGCAGGCCCGCGCGCGTCATGAAGATCTCGGTGCCCGTGTTGCCCTCCCAGGGCTCGAAGCTCGCCTCGCCGCGGAACAGCAGCGCGGGGAACAGGGCATCGTGGAAGGCCCGCTCGAGCAGGCCGGTCTGGACGAGGTTGAGGATCGCGGGCGGGATGCCGACGACGATGCTGGACATGACGGTGGACTCCTCTTGTGGTGCGCCACTGGGCGATCGCCCGAGCGCATGACCGTGAGGGGTCCACCTGATTTGCCGCCGGCGGGTGCGGGAGACGGTCGTGCTGCGGGTGGCGGGGCTTGATCTGCTTCGACGCTAACACGCGCCGCGCGAGAAGGTGAAGGAGCGGACGATCAGCTCGGGTAGCGGATCCCCTGCGACGCCGCGTAGGCGCGGACCTCGGCGGGGGTCATGCTGTTCGACTGCCCGGACTTGATCGTCTTGCCGTTCACGAGGCCGGACGTGTCCGCGGGCTTGGCCGGGGTGGGCACCGTCTTCTGCGGCGGCATGCCGTTGCTTGGCCGGCGCAAGGTCGGCGCAGCCTTCGCCGGCGTGGTCGTCGTGCTGGGCTGGCCCTTCGCGAACTTCGGGTTCTTCGCGGCGAAGTCCGCGAACCAGTCGCCGACGTCCTTGTCGGTCATGCGCGCGCGCTTCCGCGGATCGAGCTGCGAGAGGTGCCGGCCGAAGCGGTGCAGCGCGAAGTCGATCGCCTCGGGATCGATCGCGTTCGAGGCGATCCCGGTGATCCGGCGCTGCTGCTGCTCGAAGGTGAGCGCCTCCTCCCGCTCCTTCAGGCGCGCCGCGAGCTGATCCTTCTCGGCGCGCAGAGCAGCGAGATCCGCCTGGAGCTTCTCGCTCTCCGTCATCGCCGCGCGATCGCGCTCTTCCTTCTCCTTCCGGAGGCGAAGAAGCTCCTCGCGATCGGCCTGGAGCTTCTTCGGATCGTCCACGCCGAGTCGCCGGCGTTCCGCCTCGCGCTCCCGCTGGAGCCGCGCCGCGAGTTGCTCGGCGGGAAGATCGGTCGTCATCGTGCGCGGGCGCGGCGCGGCGGGCTGAGGGACTGCCCCCGGGGCGGCTCCCTGTCCGGCTGCTACGCCAGCTCCCCCTGCACCTGCACCGGGCGCTCCCTCGCCGGCGGGGGTCTGGTTCGGCTGCTGTCCCTGCGCGGCGGGCTCTCCCTGCCCGGCCGGCTGCTGCTGGATCGTCATCGTCGTCGGTCCTTCCTCGCTCCCGCTCGCCTCCCGCGGCGGGAGCATCAGGGGTTGCTGGGATCAGATGAACTGCGACTCGCCCTCGAGCAGCGTGTCGAGCTCGGCTTCGGGCACGATCAGGAACCGAACGGAGGCCTGCGTCACCGCGTCCGCCGCCGCGAAGTTGACCGTCGCCAGGGGCACATTGAGCGCGGCCTCGCCCGCGGCGACCACGGTTCCCGGGGCCATGACGCGCATGCGACCCGTCACGCCGCCGATGGTCGAGGTCGCATCGAGCAGCAGGACCACGCCGCGCGCGGTGTAGCTCGCGGGGATCGTGAGCACATCGGTGATGACCGGCAGGAGCAGCGTGACCACGTCGCCCCGCACCGGCAGGTAGTGGATGTCGAAGCTCGTCACCGCGTCGGCCGCGAGGAACATGATGTCGCCGTTCGGCTGCACGCTGACCTGCGTGGTCAGGGGCGTCACGCCGATCGCCGCGGAGGTGAACTCGCCCGTGACGGCGCCCGCCCGCGCGTAGCAGCGCTGGATGCTGCTCGCCTTCGCATCGTCGGGCAGCACGAGCGTCTCCACGGTCGCGACCGGCGCGCCCGCGTCCACCACGGGGGCCGCATGCTTGCGGAGCATCTGCGGGATCTGGCCGCGGAGGATCTGCCCGATCTTGAGCTTCCGGAACTGGTCGTTCAGCGTGTCGGGGTTCGCGTAGTCGAGGGTCGTCTTGAGGGGGTTCGTCGCCATGTCGGGATCTCCTGCTGGGATGAAATGAGCGTCAGCTCGGGCCGCTCACGAAATACTCGATCCGAGAGCTGCCGCGGATCTCCAGAAGCTCCAGGGGCTGCCGCGGATCGAACTCCTGGAGGTAGATCCCGCCCACCCGCTGCGTGATCACGGTGGTGCCGCCGGCGCCGTCGTCGATCGTGATGCGCAGGTCGACCGGGCTCTCCGTGCGGAAGTACAGGAAGTCGCCCTGCGTCACGTCGCCGTTCGGTCCGATGGCGCTGAGCGGCACGAACGCGGCGGGGCTGTTCACCGTGCGCGAGATGAGACCGCTCGCGGCGTTGAAGCTCTTCGAGCAGCCGCACCCCCCGCCGCCGAAGCCCAGCGCCGCGCTCAGGGTGGTCGAGGGGAAGCCGGAGCACGCCGCGGGGGGTCCAGCGGTGAGCGTGCCGCTCAGGGTCACCTGGCCCATCGGTCAGCCCCTCGTGATGCGGAACTGCGGGGGGCCGCCCGCCGCGGTCGTGCTGATCTGGTCCATGCGCTGCGCGGGCGGATCGGCCTTCAAGATGCGCCCGCCCTGGGGGATCTCCTCCCCGTTCATGTCGCTGCCCGAGGCCGGGCCCGTGGGCTGCGAGCGCGAGGCGGTGAGCAGCTCGCGCGTCATGGGGGGCGCCTTGCCCGCGTTCTGCGCCGTGGGCTGGAGCGCGTTGTACGGCGGCGCCTTGCCGCTCGTGCGCGGCACGCCGGGACCGCTGCCCGAGCCGTTGCCGAAGGGATTCTGCGCCATGGTCGTGATCTCCTGGTGATGGGGTGAGAGGTCAGGGCTTGAGCTTCATGGGCATGCTGCCCGGCGGCTCGGCGGGCCCCCAGGGGATCGTCGGGATCCCGGGCTCGGGGCACGCGGCCTGCTGCTGGATGAACGTCTGCACGGGGATGCCCTGCGCGCTCGACTGCCGCACCACCTGGGGAGGCGCGAGCGGCGTGAACTGCCCCGAGCGGGCGCGCATCACGTTCGGATTGCCGGGGACGCTGGTGACGCGGAAGGGACGTGTCATGCCTCCGACGCTACCAGCGCGAGCGCGCGGGCGTCGAGATCAGCTCGGGAGTAGGCTCCCTTATGTCGATCGTTTCCTACCTAGGACGATATTTTTCATGATGTGAGCGATTCCGTGGGCTTAGGTCCTCGAAAAGTTGTGACCACGTGGTCACAACTTCCGGGTCAGGCCGCACGGCCGAAGAGGGCGCGGTCGATCGTGGAGAGCAGCGGCCGCGCCGGGGGCGACCCCTTCCGGCCCTCCGCCGCCCAGCGCGCGCGCACCTCCCCCTCGCTCCTCGGCATGAGGCTCCGCGGGATCGGCCAGCTCAGCCGGTGCGGCACGACCACGCCGCGATCGTTCGGCCGATCCGGCGGGTGCATGAACTGCCCGAACCAGGAATCGAAGGCCTCCTCCGGCCGGCGGATCTGGCCATGCACCGCGTAGCTGTCCGCTCCGGTCCGCGAGTCAAACGTGCAGGAGATGATCTTCACCATGTCCCCCAGCTCAGCATTCGCCCCGCGAATGGACTCCCACGCCGCGCGCCCGTGCGCCGCCATCGTCTCGGTGCGCAGGATCCGCTCCGCCCAGTGCGCCGGCGCGCCCTGCAAGAACGGGCTCTCGTCGATGAGCTGCGCGCGCGCCTCTGCCCACGGCATGCCCTGAAGGAATCGCTGCTGGAGCACCCCTTCGAAGCTCTCCACCGTGCTCATCCCGTAGCGGTTCAAGATCCCCTGCTGCTGCGGCGCTGAGGGGTCCCCACCCAGCCGGCGAAGCACGCTCGCCTCCGTCCCCGCGCTCACCTTGTCGAGCAGCGCCGCCTCCCGAATCGCGAGCGGCCGCGCCAACCCGCGGAACTGCTGCTCCGCCGACGCGAGGTACTGCACCGTCGTCCGCGTCTCCTGTTCTGCCGCTTCCTTCGCCCCGGCCTTCACCTGCTTCAGCATCTCGACTTGGAGCTGTCGGAGCACCGCCCGCATCTGCGCGAGCGTCGCCCGCATCTGCACCGCGCTGAACGATCCGGCGCCCGGGCCGCGGAGCCCCTCCGCTTCCCTCAGCCGCCGGGCGAGATCCTTCTGCGCGCGCTCGAGCATCGCCCGCGCCCGGCTTCCCCCTGCCTGCGCCGCGAGCGCGAGGGTGCGGTCCCGGCTCTGCTTCAGGATCGCCGCTGGGTCGGGCTGGCGGAGGGCCACGGGCTAGACCCCCAGCGCGGGCCCCTGGCTGCCCTCTGGAGGGGGGGATCCCTGCTCGGGCGGGGGAGAGGGTGAAGCCGCGGGTGCGGGCGCTTCTGGGGCGGCTGCCGGCTGAGCGGCGGGCAAGATGTCCGCCGCCTTCGCCTGGCCGACCGCGTCGCCGAGCACCTCGCCCACCGCGGACCGCTTCGCCTTGAACTCGGGGTAGAGCAGGAAGCCATCCGGATCGAGGCTGCCGTCCGCGCGCCGAATCGGCCCCTTGCCGTCGAACGCCCGCAGCTCGTTCGCGGTGTAGAGGTTCACCCTGTCGTTCACGCTGATCACCACGTCGCCGGCGCCAGCAGCCGAAGGCAGCTCGCCGCCCATCGGCGGGAACATGAGTCCCTCGCGCTCCGCCGCGCGCTGCGCATCCTCGGCGACCCGCTGCGCTTCCGCCGCCGCGTCCACCCCGTAGACGTTCGCGGCAAGCTCCGTCGCCGTGCGCTGCGAGAGGACCGCCTTGCCGCCCGTCGCCGTGGTAAGCGACTGCATGCGCTGCTGCCGCTCGTTCTCGGTCTCGGGGAAGTACGCCGGCCAGACGAGCTTGATCGTGTCGATCTTGCCCGGGTGGTGCTCCTCCTCGCGCGAGATCGTCTTCCCGGTCGGCTGCCCCTTCTCGTCGAGCTGCTGCTCCTCGATGACCCGCGGGGGCAGGTCGAGCGCGATCCTCACCTCCAGCTCGTTCCCCTCCTCGTCCACCTCGATCGGGTAGAGCGGGCTCCCGTCCTCCCCCCGCTCGGGCAACAGACGTCGCGCGCTCCGGAGCATCTGCTCCATGAGCTGCACGTACGCCGCGCCCCACGTCGTACGCAGCAGATCGGAGCGATCGAGCATCGGCTGGTACAAGAGCCGGATCGCGAGGCTGCTCGTCCCCGCCGCCGTCACCTCGTCCGGATCCGGCACGACCACCTGCGCCACCTCGAGGATCTGCTTCCGCTCCTCGTTCCGCAGCGCGAGCCCGGCCTGGATGCTCGTGCCCTGGAGCTCCAGGTACTTCGCGTCGCCCTGCTCGCCGACGCTCAGCGCGTTGTCGCTCCCCTTCCGCACGCCTCGCTTCGCGAGATCCGGATCGAGCTGGAGCACAAGCGTCGGGTCGAGGTTCAGCTTCGCGCCCCGGTTGATGACGGTCGAGAGCGTGTCGATCGAGTTCATCGGCTCGAAGAGCCCCTCGTAGTCGCACTCGCCATCCACTGCGCCCGGATCCTCATCGCTCGGCAGGTTCCGCACCCAGATGAAGTGCGCCTCGCCATCGTCGTGCACCGCATACTCGTCGATCACCCACTCGACCGCCTCATTCGTGACTGGCACCTCGCAGAAGGTGAGGTCCGCGATCGGCGTCCAGTCGCTCCGCACCCAGAAGAGCCGCCGCTCCATGCGCCGCTTCTCCGGGTTCCAGACGTCGCGCGCGGTCTGGTAGAGCTCGCTCACGTGCTCCGGCACGAGCTGCTCTCGGTCCGCCCACGCGTGCACGTAGAGGTGCTTCGACAGGTGCACCTTCAGCCGGGGCTTCCCCTCCCAGAACCGCCACGAGATCCCCACGCTGCCCATCCCGCCGCCGAGGTTCCGCGCCTGAGCGAACGCAGCGGGCACCGAGCCTGCCTCCTCGAGCGCGAGGGCGAGCGCCTCGGTGTCCGGGTCCGGGCTCGTCAGCTTGGGGCAGCGCCCGTGCCCGAAGATCAGGCTCGTGAAGCGCCGGACGATGAGCCGCGCGATCCGGTAGGGGCTGTCCGGGCGACGCTGGTCGAGCGGCACGTAGAAGCTCGGCATGAGCCCGCCGATGAGCGGCTGCGATAGGAACGGGGTGCCCGGGCGGATCACGCGCCCGCTCGCGTCGTACGTTTTCCAGTCGTGCTGCTGGGAGCAGGCGAACTTGTGCCGGTAGTCGAGCCCGCGGTATCGCTCGCCCTCGAGCAGCGAGGAGGGATTGAAGCCCGGACCGAACGTTGTGTGATCGAGGCCGAAGCTCGACGGGGCGAAGATCTCCCCGCTCTTCGTGCGGATGACCGGCGCGGCCGCGCGCGGGCTGAAGGTACTCTGCACGGCTCAGCTCCGGCCCATCCGAGCAGCCACGCTGCCGCGGAGAGGAGCAGGAGGGTCCGCCGCCGGCGAGGGCGACGGGGTCGCGATCATCTTTTCGGCAAGGGGAGGGATCTCGACCTGGAGGGGAGCCGCGCTCTGCTGTTCCTCTTGGGGATCCAGCCGGTCAGCGAGGCGCGCCGCGTGATCAGCAGCACGCCGCAGCAGCGTCACGAAGAAGGGGAGCGGTGCCTGCCGGGCCATGCGCCCGACGTTATCACGCGCTCTCGACCCTGCTCTGCGTGACCGCGCTCCAGAAGACCGCGCCGCCGCGCCCCGTGCCCTGGAGCGCGAGGCCAAGGTAGCCAGGCGAGAGCACGTTCACCCGGCAGCGGCCGCGCACGAGGATCCCCGTCTGGTGCGCCTGGCTCATCGGCATGCAGCGATCGAACAGGACGAGCTCGCTCATCGCGATCCCGCCCTGGAGCGCGGCGTACTGCACCGGGTTGCCGACGAGCCGGAGCCCACCGCTCAGCTCGCCGGAGAACGACACCACCCAGGCAGCCCAGTGCAGCCAGGGATAGCCCTCCGCCACGCGGAGCAACATCGGGGCGAGCCGTTTCGAGGGGTTCCCGTTCAGCGCGGCCGAGCTCGTGCCGAACCAGCGCAGATCGAACCCAAGCCCCGCTTCCCCCTGCTCGACGAGCTCGATCTCCGCGGGGAGCGTCACCGTCCCGCGGAGCACCTCCCGCGCTTCATGTCCCGGGCTCGCCGTGCGCAGGCTCCCCGGCACGACCACCCCTTCCCGATCCCAGACGACGATCCGATCCGGCATGCGATTCCTCCTGCCCGGGAGGATGCCTCAGAGCGCAGTCGTCGCGAACGGCGTCGCAAGCCCAGTCGAAATCACGAGCACGTCGACGAGCAGTGACGCCGGATCGATCACGAGCAGGTCGCCCGTCGAGAAGCTCGCGTACCAGAGGAAGCTCCCATCGTAGGTGAGCCGCCCAGGAACACCGCCCGGCGCGGCGAAGGTTCGCTCCTCCTGCACGTTCGCCGCGCCGTTCACCTTGTAGACCCGTGGCGAGCTGGTCCCGCTGCTCTGTTCGCCGATCCACCACAGCCCCGCGAGGTACTCCACCCAGAACGGCTCGCCGAGCGGCTCCGACGCACCGACCAGCGCGAAGCTCGCCGCGATGAACGTGCCGATCGGCACCTCATAGAGGTCGGGCGGGCCAGCCGTGCTTGTGCCGCTCACCACCCAGATCTTCACGCCATCCGACGCGAGCGACCGCGTGTTCATGAGGTTCGCGCCCGTGCTGGTGCGGAGGATCGTCAGCGTACCCGGGTCGACCTCGTAGACGCGCCCGTAGGAGGTGCCGAACCCGTCATCGAACGTCGCCGCCACGTAGAGCAGCCCGCCCACCTCGATCACGTCGTTCGGTGTCATCGGATTGCCCAGCTCGCTGAACTGCACGCCCGCGATCCGCAGCCCGGTCGTCGGATCCGTCTGGGTGAGCTCGGGCGTCACGCTCGCATTGCAGAGCCAGAGCGACCCCCCGAACGAGATCGCGCTGAGGAGGAGATCGTAGGCCGGATCGGTCGCCTCGAAGTCGAGCGCTCCCGTGCTTGCGTTGAACCGCGCGATGTACGCGGTCGGGGTGAGGAACTGCCCAATCGCCCAGACGTACGAGCCGTCGAGCACGAGATCTCCCACCGCGCCCACGTTCGTCAGCGTCACGCTCGTGATCATCGCGCCCGAGCTGCGATCGAACCGGCGCACGGTCGTGGCGACTGCGACGTCCGACACCCACCCGAGCACGCCGAGCGGAGCTGCCCCCGTGGGAATCGGTTGCTGCACCGTCCGGGTGAGCTGGAGGCTCGGCATCGTGTCGCCGCGCGCGCGATCAGGAGGCAGGGGGCGGAAGTGCCGAGGATCCGTGCTGTCCGTCACGAGATGGCTCGCCGCGAGCACCGTGCCGGTCGGCACCCCGAGAAAGTCGCCGATCTGGATCGCGAGCGCGCGCGGCATCGGCTGCCGGCCGCGGTCGATCCGCTCGAACAGCAGCGCGTCGAGACCGAACTCCGCTGCCACTGTGCCGGGTGTCACCCCGCGCCAGGTGAAGAGGTCCGCGAGGCTCGTCGGCTGCGGCTCGCTCGTGACCGGGGGGTCTTCGATGACGATCGCCGGCGCCGGGCGCGGCGTGAAGAAGTAGCGCAGGACCTCCGGCAGGATCGGGATGTCGGCCATGGCGGACCCTTCAGGGGTTCAGATCCCAGCCGATCACCTGCACCGTCTGGTTCTGCACCGTGACCGCAACCGGCGCGTTGTAGGTCCAGCGCACGTTGAAGGCGCGGAGGGCGAACGCGAAATCGAAGTCGGGCTGGAGCGGGATCCGCGCCGTGAACTCCACGCTCGTCAGCGTGCCGATCACGTTCGCATGCCAGGTGAGCGCATGCCCCGTCCCGCCCTCGCAGTCGACGAGCTGGATCGGCAGGAGGTTGAAGAGGCCGACGCTCACCCGCGTGTTCACCTGGAAGCTCTCATCAGGGTTATTCACCTCCGTGAACTCGGCGAAGAAACGCACGTAGATCGCGCGGGCGTTGCCAGGAAAGTGCGTGTTCGCGGTCAGCGTCCACTGCGCCCAGTCCGACCCGCTCGTGCTCGTCGGGCTCTGCGTGAATGCGGGAGGGGCGACCAGCCACATGCCCTTCCCGTCGCCGATCATCCCGAGCGGGCGCGGCGTGCCCCCCTGATCCACCCGGCCGGAGAACAGGCAGATCGAGTTCGCCTGCGCAGGCGTGTCGAGCAGGCCCGTCACGGCCGGGCTGTTCACCCCCGTGATCGGCCGGCCGTCGTACCTCGGCGAGATCGAGCTGACGGCGAGGATGCCCCGCGCGCCGCGAGGGATGCGCGCGCCCGTCGCGAACGAGGAGTAGCGGACCCAGCGCGGCAGGCCGAACGGGAAGACCGCGTAGAGGTGCCAGATCTGATTGATCGCGTACCCGCCGAACCCCGCCGAGTGGTAGTCCGTGTTCATCAGGTCGATCTCGCCGCTCGTCGGAGGGACGAGCCGCCCGCCGGCGCGGTAGCCGCCGAAGTCGAGATCGATCTGCCCTTGCAGCCGCCGTTCGGTCGGCGCCGTCAGCGGGTCGATGAAGACCGAGTTCCGATCGTAGAGCGGCATCGTCTTCGGGCTGTTGAAGCAGCCGTTCGTCCTGTCGCTCGCGAGCGGCCGCACGTCCCAGAGCGTGACCGAGTCCCAGGTGAGCGACCCGGCCGGCACGCTGCACACCGCGAGCGGCATCCACCCCGCCGCCACGCCCGGAAAGCCCGCGCCCGGTGTGCCCGTCCTGATCCGGTAGGTGAGCCGTCCCGTCTGCACCTTCGTCACGAGCGCCGGCGTGAAGAGCCCCGTGCCCGGGTTGAAGATGTCGCGGCTGTCGCTCTCCAGCACGGTCAGCACGCGCTGGCACTCGATCACGTCGATGCGCGTCGCACCTCCCCCGGGTGTCAGGGTGAGCGCGCCGGCGAGCGAGACACCCGGATCGGTCACCCACGCGGCCCGGCTCTCGTCGCTGCTCGGGGTCGTGTTGTCGATGACCAGCGCAACGCCCGGCTCGATGAAGAGGTTCGTGGTGCCGATCTCCGGGCGCGGCCGCAGCCCGTTCAGCACCGTGCCGCGCAGGAACGTCTCCGCCCCCGAGCCCATCACCTCGAAGCCACCGCCGCCCACGTCGAGCTCGTTCTGCGCGTCGAGCATGAAGCGCAGCACCTCGGCGATGCTCTGCCCAGCGAATGCCTGCGCGCGGTTCGGGTCCGTGCTGACGAGGCGCTCGCGCGTGTTGTAGACGACGGTCGTGTTACCAACTCCGGGGGCAGGCATGCGAGGAGCCTACCCGGGCGGAGGGGCTCGGCTCAATCAACCGGCGGAGAGGATGCGGAGCTGCTCCGCGAGCGCGGCCCGGAAGAGGAGCTGAGCCACGCTGGGATCAGGCTGGATGCCCTTCGCGCTGTAGGCGACCGCGAGAGCTCCGACCGCGCGCACGAGCAGGGTGCGCAGCTCGCTCTGCATCGCGCGGTAGTAGTCGGCGACGTCGGGCGGGATCTCGACGAATCGGCTCGGGTCGGAGGCGAGGAAGCGATGCCCCTCCTCCAGCTCCAGGACCTCCTCCGGGATCGGGTTGTCGCTCTCGTCGATGAACTCCCCGGGCGCGTAGAAGCGAGCGGCGCGGCCGAGCACGAGGGTCTCCGTGTGCAGCACGTACGCCTTGCGAGCGGCGAGCCCGCGAACGGGCTCGGTCTCGTTCTTCGGGATCGTCACATCGAGCTTCACGCGTGCTCTCCCTTCGCGATCCGGCGCATCGCGATCCGGCGCAGCTCGCCCATCGGGTGGTGGTACATGCCCGATCGGTATCACGACCGGCCGGGCCTGCGCGCTGCGCGCGCTGGGGTCACGCCCCGCGGCGGGGCATCACCGGGAGCGCCGTCATGAACTCATCGGTCGGGAGCCCCGCCCGGAGCAGGCAGAGCCCACAGACGCAGATGTCGCCGGCCGGGAGCCCATCGAGATCGCCGACGATGGCGCACCCCAAGCCGCACGGCTGGCCCTGGTAGCACTCGGGGCAGGCGTACACGTGCGGCACCGGGCGCCGCCGCGCGCTAGCTTCCGCCTCGCGTCTGGCATCGTGGACGCTGTAGCCCCACGGGCCGCGCCGAGGGAGCAGCGAGTTCACTGCCCGCGCGCGCTGCCAGTTCTTGAGCTCCTCGGTCAAGCTGCCCATGCCGGCACCGGGAACTCTCGCACGCGGAGCTCGACGGGAAGCTCCTCCAGGTCGCCACCCTTCCGCGACCGGAGCTGGATCACGTTGCCCGAAGCAGCGACGGGGCGCGAACCGGCCTGCTTCACGAACACCGGGACCGCGGCCTCCTTGCATTGTTCGACGACGTCGAGGAGCCAGGAGATTTCGCAGACCCGCGCGAGGCGCCCGCTCTCGCCACGCTTCCGGGGCCCGCTCTCGCCGCCGACGATTACCCAGTCGATCCCGTTGAGCAGCCGGAGCCACGGGCGCAGGTTCACCGGCGCGAGGAGCGGCTCCACGGAGAGGAAGTTGATCGACCGCGTCTCGCCACGCGGTTCCTCGCGCGCGGTCGGCGCGGGGCGCGCGAGGGCTTCGAGCAGACCGCGCGCCGCGGCCGCCTGGTCCGAGCGCTTCATGGTGCCCCCTCGAGCACCGCTCGCAGGCTCCGCCCCATCGCCTCACCGAGCTTGGGCGGCACCGCGTTTCCGATCTGCCGCGCGGACGCCACGATCCCGCCCTCGAACTCGAAACCCTCGGGGAAGCCTTGCAGCCTCGCTAGGATCTCGACAGTGACGCGCACGGCGCCCTCCCTCGCGTGTGCGTGATGCCCCGCCGGCGCGACGCGGTTGTCGGCCGCGATCGTGGTTGATGGCCGGTCGAGTAGACCCGCGGTCGCTAGCTGGGCATGTAGTCGCCCGAGCGGACGGCGCGATGGTCGCCTGTCGTCGTGGCCCGGGTGCGCAGCGTTGGCCGTTATCGTGGGGCCCGGCGTCTCAGGGCCCGCACCCAGGACATCTCGCACGGTGCGGTAGGGTGGCAACCACAGATGCCCCGGCGGCCCATGCGTCGGCTCCGGCCAGCGCCACCGCGCGGCCGCACTTGCGTCCCTGAACGCCACGAGGAACACGCGCTCTCGATGCTGCGGAACGCCGTAATCCGCGGCGTCGAGGACGCGCCAGGACACCACGGGCCACGTCTCGCGGATCTCCGCCGCTACCCGCTCCACGAAGAGCGCCCCCCCCCCGTCGCGCCACGTCGCGAAGCCGCGCACGTTTTCGAGGAGCAGCGCGGGCGCGCTCGCCTCGCGGCCGATCCCCAGCAGCTCACGCCATAGGCGC